GCAAAGCCTTCACCACCAACGAGGGCAAGCCCGTCACGATCACCTTCTTCGGCCGCAACTCCGACGCCTTCGAGCGCATCGAACGGGAAATCTCCGAACGGCGCGTGGAGCGCGGCAAGCGCACCGTCGGCCAGGTCAGCCGCGAGGAAATCGACGGCGACCAGATCGACTTCCTCTGCGCGCTGACAAAGACCTGGTTCGGATTTTCCTCGCAGGGCCAGGAGTTCCTGCCGACGCCCGAGAACATCCGCGCCTTCTGGTCCGATCCGCGCTGGCAATGGGTGCGGCAGCGCGCAGAGACGTTCGTGTTGGCGGACGCCAATTTTTTGGCGGACTGACCCGCCGGCTCATCGCCTGGGCGGAACACGAATTCCGGCTGATGAAGCCGCTGCCGGACGGCGCCGGCACGCAGCGGGACGCGCTGCTGTCGATCCAGCGCCAGACCGGCCAGCACCAGAAGGAGCTCGACCCGCCCGCCCCGCCGCCGCAGGTGCTGCTGTACCTCTGGGAGTGGTTCTGGCAGATGAGCCAGGGGCGCCGCGTCGGCGGCATGGGCAGCGTGCTGCCGATCCCGCCCTCGGAGATCATGGCCTGGTGCCATCTCACCGGCATCCGCCTGAGCCGCTGGGAGTATTCGGTGATCATGGCGCTCGACGCCGCCTTCCTGCGCGTGTCAGCCGAGCGCTAGACGGCCGCAAAAACTTGAGCGCGGGACGAACCGGCGCCACGCACGCCCGCGACCGACAAAAGCAGGACAGGATGCGGGTGTGCCGGACGACAAAGAGGCTGACGGTGCCCACGCGCTGCTGCAGCGGGTCGCGCGCATCGAGGAGCGAAGCGAGGCGTTTGCATGGACCGTGCTCAGGACCGACCCGGCCGACATCGCCGCGATGCGCGCCGTCTATGCGAAGCTCGGCGTGGTCATCGAGGAGGAATTCCAGCGCTACGAGCGGCGCCGGAACTTCCGCCGGCGCCTGAAAGAAACGCTGTGGCACGCTATCCTGCCGATCCTGGCCGCCGTCATACCCTGGCTGTTCCCGCCTGTCGGTCAGTTCCTGCTGCAGGTCCTGCGGCATCTCATCGCTGAAAAGGGGTCGTGAGATGACGTTCTTCCATTACACGATCAATCACTGGAAGCGGGCCATCGCGCTCTTCCTGATTGGCATGGTGGTGGGCGCCTGGTGCTACCAGCGCGCGACGATCGACGCCGTCATCGTCCGCCAGCTCGACCGCATGGTCGGCACCGCGCGCCCCGGCGAAACCCTCGAGCTCGAGGTCCGGCGCGCGATGGCCGGCCCGTGCAAGCATTTCGTGGTGATGCGCACGCTGTGGCGCTGGAAGGACAAGACCAAGACCTCGGTCGCCGCGGGCGGCGAGCGCGAGCTGGCGCCGTTCGTCTTCTCCGGCGACGCCTCGCCGTTCGCCGACGACACGAAGTTCCAGCTCGATCTCTCCCTCGAGAACGTGCCGCGCCAGGACAATCCGAACGCCGGCCCCTGGAACTACTACACGACCCTGACGCCGGCCTGCCCGTTCTGGGTCTATCCGCCCTCGACCTGGTTCGACCGCCCGGTGGTCTACGAAAGCACCAATGCGCCGGTGCACATGACCCGGCCGGGCGACGAGGCAAAAACCCCATGAAATGGCTGCGCGACGGCGGCACGGTCGCGATCGCGGCCGTGGTGCTGCTGGGCTCGGCCGTGCTGACGGCCACCACGATGCCGCCACCGGTGCGCGTGCTGGACGGGCCGGCGAACCGAGGCCTCTGGGTCAACGGCAACGTCATCGTGCTGCACACGACCCGCATCCGCACCGGCTATTCCTGCGTCGGCGCCTACGCGCTGCGGCGGATGGTCAGCTTCTGGGATCCGCCGGCGAACAAGCACATCAAGGACGTGCACCCGATCGTCGAGACCGCGCTGTTCGATCCGGCGATCGGGCCCAAGAACGAGTGGGAAACGATGCATCTGCTGAGCCCGCTGCAGGGCGACGTCAGCGACTATTACCTGCTGACCGAATACCACGATAATTGCCCGCTCTGGTTTCGGGTGCTGCCATCCTGGCTGCAGCGCCTGGTGCATGACCCGCCGGCAAAAGGACCGCTGACCCAGGCCATGGCGGGCGATCCGCCGGCGCACTGACGCAGGATCCGCCGCATGTCCTACTCCGATTTCGACGCCACCAGCCACAGCCTCGCGCCAAACAGCGCGTGGCTGTCCCTGTTCACGCTGGATCTGACGTCGCTCGGCGGCGCCATCATCAACTGGACGCCCGGCCCGCTGAACGGCGCCGCCGTCAGCTTCGCCGGCATCGCCTACCAGCCGCTGCCGATCGAGGCGCAGGGCTTCGAATATACCGGCCAGGGGCCGCTGCCGACGCCGACCCTGAAAATCTCCAACATCAACAATCTGCCGATGAGTTTGGTGATCGCCTACCAGGACTGCATCGGCGCGATCGTCTCGCGCTTCCGCACCTACCAGAAATATCTCGACGGCCAGCCGAGCGGTGGCACCGGCATGTGCACCGGCACCGACATGTTCCGCGTCGAGCGCAAGGCGCACGCCGACAAGAGCTACGTCCAGCTGGAGCTCGCCGCCGCGTCCGACTTCCAGGGCCTGCAGCTGCCCGGCCGCGTGGTGCTGCAGAACGCCTGCACCCACACCTACCGGACCTGGAACGGCACGACTTTCGTCTACGGATCCTGCCCCTATACCGGCTCCGCCTATTTCGACATCAACACCGATCCGGTGACCGAGCCGTCGCAGGATATCTGCGGCCGGCGGCTGAACGATTGCGTCGCCCGGTTCGGCGCCACCACGCCGCTGCCGACGCGCGCCTTCCCTGGCGTTGCGATCAACGCATTCTAGCGGGGACCAGCCGGGCGGACGCAGCCCGGTATGTTCGATGCCAGCATCATTGCCGCGGCGCAGGCCCATGCCCGCGCCTGCTTTCCGGAAGAAAGCTGCGGCCTGGTCACCCAGTCGGGCTACGTCCCGCTGAAGAACGTCTCACCGGAACCGCTCGAGGCTTTCGACTGCACGGATGAGGCGATGCCCTACATCGAAGCCGGCCACGCGCTGGCGCTCATCCATTCCCATCCGAATGACGGTCGCCGGATGCGCTCGGTCGTCGACTGGCCCAGCGCCTCGGACATGCACGCCCAGATCGCCATGGACATCCCGTGGGGCATCATCACGCTCGACCAGAATTCGATTTCCAAACCGTGGTTCTGGGGGAAGGGGACGCCGGACGTGCCGCTGGAGCGGCGGCTGTTCCGGCACGGCCCGACCGGCACCGACGGCAAGGGCGATTGTTACGCGCTCATTCGGGACTGGTTCCGGCAGCAGCGCCAGGTCGAGCTGCCGGAGTTCCCGCGCGACTGGAAATGGTGGGAGGAAAAGGACAAGACCAAGCCCGGGGCCGACGCCTACGAGCAGGGGTTCCGCGAGGCCGGGTTCGAGCCGATCTCGGCGCACAATGTGCGCGAGGGCGACTGCGCCATGATCGCGATCCCCGGCAATTCCGGCGGCGCCTATATCGGCATGCGCATCAACCACGCCGCCGTCTATGTCGGCGCGGAAAAGGTGCTGCACCACCGGGCGATGTCGCGCAGCTGCATCGAGCACTTGGGCAACTGGAACAAGCTGATCGTCCGCTGGGTGCGCCATGCCAGCGCCAAATGAGCCCACGCCGCCGGCGCGCATCGTCCTGCATGGCAGGCTGCGATCGCGCTTCGGCGCCGAATACCGGTTCGGCGTGTCGACGCCGGGCAATGCGATCTATGCGCTGTGCCGGATGGTGCCGGGGTTCGAGCAGGAACTGAAAAAAGGCCAGTATCGCGTTGTTCGCGGCGGCCCGAAGAGCGGCATCATCCTCGCCGAGGAGGAGATCCCGTTCAAGCTGAACGGGCACGATCTGCATATCTTCCCGGCGGCGCGCGGCCGGGGGAAGGGCGGCATCGGCGGCGACATCGTCAAGGCGATCCTGGGTGTCGTGCTCATCGCCGCCGCCGTCCTGACCGCAGGCGGCGCGCTCGGCGTGACAGCTGCCGGCGGCTCCTTCCTCGGTCTTGGCAATACCTTCTTGGGCATTTCCGCGCTGTCGTACGGCGTCATCGGCGCCGGCCTGCTGTTCGCCGGCATCGGCGGGATCCTGACGCATATGCCGAAGCCGCCGGCGCCGAACGCGAGCTTCCTGCTGTCGGGCCCGCTGAACACGGCGAGCCAAGGCGGCCCGGTGTTTCTCAACTACGGAACGCTGGTGCGAGTCGGCAGCGTGATGATCAGCGCCGGCTACCAGGCGATCGCCATGGTGCCCGGCAGCTACGAAACCGGCGTTACCTACGGCGACAGCGACCTCTATGGCAGCTCGCCGATCAACACGGGCGACTCGCTGGGTAACGCTACCCAGCCGATCACCGGGCCGGTCGCCGGCATCACCGTCATCCTCGGCGGCTCGAACTACACCGGCCCGTCGGTCGCGCTGGTGGCGACCGGCC